ATCGGTTCTACATGTGTAGGGACCTTTTTTACCCCTTTTTTCAAAATATCCCCAAAAACCCCTACATCATGTAGTATCGCCCAGGCGTCCCTCTTTAAGTATTTTTAATAAATATATTAATTTATTAAATTTTAAAAATGAATTAAATTAAAAAATTGAATTAATTTTTATTTTATTAATAAAAAGCATAATAAAATGAAGAATTTGATTGCAAAGTTGCCGACCGAAATTTCCGACCTAATTTTAGAATATCAAGGTTACCATCGTTGGCGTAATGGCAAGTATATGAGGCCTTTATGTCTTGAAGACACAAAATATGATGAGTTAAAAAGAAAACCAGTTATTAAATTGGATAAAAATAATGTTTATAAAGCTTCCTTTATAAAAATTAAAAATAAAAGTGTATTATGTTATACTATTTCAACTTCTATTTATAGCAACAAAATTCACTGGAATATGGATTTAACACGCCGTCCATTAACACCACATTTAACACATAATTTTATATATGTACATGAACATTATGTACATGAACATAATGATAAGCAGCATTTACCAGTAATAAAATTTAGATTATAAGTTAGATAGACTAATATTATATATTATATTTCATGAGAACTTTATAATTTATAAAAATTGCTACAAATAATATAAAATAAGATAAGTCCTGTTATTTCAATAAAAATATGATAAGGAAAGTCTGGATAAATTGACATCATCTTTTTACAATTATATTTTTCATTCAAGAATAGAATTATTATTATTACTACAAAAAATATGATTTGATATACACTCGTTTTAATAAATTTTGGTAATAATGAAAAGTAATATAATAATAGTGAAATAAAAATAGCTGATTGACTTAATAAATAATAAATTATTGTTAAATTAAAAATAGAATATATATCAAAACATATTAATACTATTAAATAAAAAATAAACTTATAACTGGGCAATTTGTTTGTATAACAATAAAATAAATAGAAAAATGCAAAATTCATAAAATATGTAAGCATATGTGTAATATTTATTTGTATTGAACCGGAAATATGAATAGTATGAGAAAATACATGAAATAATTCAAATAATAATATTGAAAACAACAATATAAAAGTATATAAATTTTTCGTTTTCAATAAAAAATATAATATAATTACGCAGTTTATTAGATTAAATAATGCTGAATATGGTTGTGCTATTCCGTTTTTATATGGTTTTTCACAAGTATCAAATGGAAATGTATAGTAACTTATATAATATAAATATATTTTTATAAATTGGATATTTTATATTATAAAATTTATATAGCATACATAAGTCCAGCATTTCCACCAATAAATATCACCATATTTACGCGCTCTTCAATAAGATACATATTATAATTGTAATCATAAATGCGCCAAGTAGGTTTGTTAATACCAACAATATCTCCAGTTGCTGGGTCGCAAATTGTCAGCACTTGTGCATAAGGATCTACAGGAGGACTAATAGTAGTGAACTCAAATTGTATATTAGTAAATCTACTCATATTCATTGCACCAGAAGGTTGAGTATTGAATGGACTGGTATCTAGACAAAAATTATAACAATATAATCCATCTGGTGCATTGCTATTGGTTCTAACAAATTTTTCTATATAATTATATACTCCTTCTGGTAATATATTCTCTCTATATTGACCATCCATCAATATACCAAGCGCTACCAATATATATTTAATATTTTGTGGATTATACACACCTGTAATCGATAGACCACTTGAAGTACCATCCGGATTTGTACCAGGACCAATAGTTGCAGGACCAGCTGGATCAGGATTTGGATAAGATCCTGTAGCTGGAGCAGGCGAGTTTCCTTGTGGGATGCTTCCATAGGGCCAATTCGTATAATTAGACCATTGGTTACGCAGATTAGCATCACTCCTCTGAAAATAAAACATCCAACTAATAACCATACCAATAGAATCTAAATCTATCGTATTTTGCCCAGTAATATTATAAAAAGGTTTCTCATATACTTGTTTAAATATATATCTCTGCTCATTTTTAGCAAATACTTCTGATTCATCATTTGAGAGAAAGCAATATGTACAATTTAAATTAATATCGGCATTCCATAATGTTCTGGTATCTATATAAGAAGTTGGACCCAAGACTTCATCTGGAGGTGTCTGTAAAAAACGATACATTTGCATATAAAATTGGTTAAAATTAGGTGCTACTTCAGGATAATCGTTAGCATAATCCATGACATCACGAATTGTAAACCATTCATTGATAGGTCTAAACGAAACACTAATTTGTAACTCATTATATTGCAGAGCCACTAAAGGGAATGCTTGTGTAGACTCTATATTAAACCATGCACCTAGAGGAATATATAAAGTACGACCATTAATAGAAGGTTGAGCTCCAGCAGGACTCTCCGTATAAAATGCATTAGGATATGAACCTGAACCAGCAGGGTCAAATAGTTCAGGATCACTACCAATCATTTTGTTAAACAAAGCCCTTTTTCTTCCAGAATAATCTCGTAATACAGAAGCCAAAATATATTGACCTGAATATTGCTGTAATAATTGGTTACCGCATGTTATAGCAACACGGGTAATAATTTGTGCGCCCAAATTTTCAATCCATTTAAACTCATAAGGTGTCCAATCGGTATAAGTTATAGAACCATCAGGATTTGTGATAGCCTGAGGTGGCATAATGGGACTCCAAATATTTGGTATTTGAATAGAAATATAGCAGTCCATAAGTAAATCAGCATATCTTTTAACTGAAAATGTGAATGTGGATTCAGTTGTCAAACTGAGTGTAGGTGTTCCTATAAAATCCAATCTAAAATTTTGTTTTCCCCAGTTTGTGTATTTTTTATAAGTTGTTTTCCAATAAGTTTTTTGAGGATTACCATTCAATATGATATTTTGTTGACCAACTGCTACTAAATTTAAAAGCCCTCCAGCCATACTAAGTATATAATATAGAAACTTTTTAATTCTTTATTTCAAATACTATATAATTTAACTAATTTTATTTGTATTTCTTAATAATTATATAATTTTAATCATTTTAAAATAATATAATATATTAGATTATGTCAACACCGCAAATTCAAACAACACCTTCTAATTCATTAAAATTATCACAAAATATGGCTAATATATATGAACAATTTAAGAAAAAAATGACTAGTTTAGACGAACAATTTCAATCTTTTTTGATTTTTGTTATAATGGTTATTATAGTTGTTGTATATTTAAGTTATCTATTTTATCTTTCTATATTAAAAAGTAGACAATGTAATAATATGAATACAATATTTCCTGATGTAAATGGATACATAGTATCTGTATCAAATGGAAATCCACAATATGCTTATAAACTTTATGATTATTATATTAGTACAGCATATAATGCTTGTTCTGGAGGAGATTATAAAAATAATTTTGTAGATACGTGTATCTTGAAATCAATTATCAAACAAGGTGTTAGATGTTTAGATTTTGAAATATATTCTATAGATAATCAACCAGTAGTAGCTACAAGCATTCAAGATAGTTTTTATATTAAAGAAACATTTAATTCAGTCCCATTTGGAGGTGCAAATAGTGTTATGGAAATTATAGACACACATGCATTTGCAGGTGGTACCTGTCCAAATCCAACAGACCCTCTTATTATTCATTTGAGAATAAAGAGTACAAATCAAGCAATGTTTGAAAATTTAGCAAATATATTTACAAAATATGATAAGATGTTAGGAGTTGATTATAGTTTTGAAAAAAATGGAAAAAATTTAGGTAGCCTACCATTGCTTACATTTATGGGAAAAATTATTTTAATAATAGATCGCTCAAATACGGCATTTTTACAATGCGATAATTTACTAGAATATGTAAATATAACAAGTAATTCTATATTTATGCGTGGAATAAGTTATTTTAATATAAAAAATGGTCCAGATGTTGCTGAATTAACAGATTTCAACAAAACTGGAATGACTATTGTTTTTCCAGACAAAGAATCAAATCCGCCAAATCCAAGTGGTTTGTTATGTAGAACTTATGGATGTCAGATGACTGCAATGCGTTATCAATTTGTAGATGATTTTTTAATGGAAAATATCCAATTTTTTAGTCGCGGTGGTTCTGCTTTTGTTTTAAAACCGGTAAATCTAAGATTTACTCCTATTATTTTACCAGATCCCAAACCTCAAAATCCAAATTTTTCTTATGCTACACGAACATTTGGCAATCAATATTATACTATGAATGTTTAAAATATCCATTCAAATAAATTAACATAAGGATATAAATATTTGTCTATTATTTTTTGTGCAAGTACACGTTTTATAATATTATTTCTGTATTTTTTATTTTTTTTATATTCATCTATAAAATTATTTAATTTCAATGATGGAAACCAATTATCTCCACATGATATTGAATAACAACACAAACAACTAAATCCAGTATATAACTTTAGCTCATTTAATGTTTTCGATGAATTAATTTTAAGATATTTTTTATAATTTTTATAATTTATACGAAAATTTTTTGGAGGTTTAAATGGATAATCATCCGTAATTTCAAAATGATATACATTGTCTTCAAGAACAATAGTAATAGTAATAAAAGGTGTAGTGTCCGTATATTCATATTCTGCGTGAATATATGAACCCTTTTTAACAAATTCAACTAATTCATTTGTTAATCTTCTTTTAAAACTACCTTTTTGAATTTTGTCTAACTCTAATAAAATATTTTCATCTAAACTTTGGGAACTGGATATTGTATTAGAATTCATTATTAAGATATTGTAATAACTTTTAATAATAATAAAATAAAATCAATTTTTATTTTATTTATCTTATAATTATATAGGAAACCTATGAAGAATAAAAATGTGTGTAAAAATTTAAAATTTGAAGATTGTGAATTAACAATATTGCGTATGGCAGTGGATAAAGCTGAGGAAAAAATGGGAAAACGTGTTGTAAACTCAGAAGAAATAAAAAAAATAATTAAAATAGTTGAAGACTTTATTCAAAGAAAATCCCTGATTTGTTATGGAGGAACTGCTATTAATAATATATTACCAGCAGATGACCAATTTTATAATAAAGAAGCTGAAATACCAGATTATGATTTTTTTACTATTCATGCTCTAGAAGATGCTAAAGAATTAGCTGATACTTATTATAAAGCAGGATTTACAGATGTAGAAGCCAAATCAGGTGTTCATAAGGGAACTTATAAAGTATTTGTTAATTATATTCCTGTTGCAGATATTACAGATATTGCAAAACCGATTTATAATTCTATGAAAAAAGATGCAATAAGAGTGAATGGTATATTATACGCACCACCCAATTTTTTAAGAATGGGTATGTTTTTGGAATTATCTAGACCTGCTGGTGATATTAGTCGTTGGGAAAAAGTTTTAAAACGTCTTACTTTATTGAATAAAAATTATCCATTAACCTCTATAAATTGTGATGAAGTAGAATATCAGAGAGAAATGGAAAATAAAGAAAATGAAGATGAAATATATGAAAATGTTAGAAATACTTTTATAAATCAAGGAGTAGTATTTTTTGGAGGATATGCTATATCTCTTTATTCTCAATATATGCCAAAAAAAATGAGTATGCATTTAGAAAAGATTGCAGACTTTGATGTTCTATCAAATGAACCAGAAACAACTGCACAAATAGTAAAGGAACGTCTTAAAGATATTGGAGTAAAAAATGCTAAAATTATTAAAAGAGACCCAGTTGGAGAAATAGTTCCAATGCATTATGAGATACGAATTGGTAATGATACAATAGCTTTTATATATAAACCTATTGCATGTCATAGTTACAATGTATTGAATATAAAGGGTCAAAAGGTAAAAGTCGCCACAATTGATACTATGTTAAGCTTCTATTTGGCATTTTTGTATGCAGACAAACCTTATTACAATCAATTTTTAGAGAGAATTTTATGCATTTCAAAATTCTTGTATGATGTTCAACAAAAAAATAGATTGCAACAAACAGGATTACTTAGACGTTTCAGTATAACATGTTATGGACATCAAGAAACATTAGAAGAAAATAGGGCTCATAAGGCGGAAAAATATAAAGAATTGAAAGAAAAAGGTAATAAAGAAGAATTTCAGAAATGGTTTTTAAACTATAAACCTGATGATATGACTAATAAGAAATTATATATAAGCTCTAAAAAGACAAAAACAAATAAATCTAAAACAAATAAAACTAAAACAAATAAATCTAAAACAAATAAATCTAAAACAAATAAATCTAAATTATTTAATATTTATTAAAATTAAAACTCAGACCTTGTGGAATATGATGTTGAAGAATCTGTATAACAAACCTCTGGTGTTTCATTGAATGTAACATGCTTATTTTTATTATTATAATTATATATAAAAACACCAATTAAAATAATGAGAACACCTATTCCTATATAAATGAAGATTGAATTATCATCATCTATATCAATTGATTCAGGTATAACTTCTTTAATTGATTCTGTTACAACATCTGATACTGGAATAAAATCAGGAACTGGAATTGAATGTGATACATCTTGAATTAAATTTATTGGATTAGAAATAATTTCATTTGTAGCTTCTATAATATCATTTGAAGTAGAATTAGCTAAAGAGAATACTGAATCAGTAATATCAAAAGAATCCATATAAATTAAATAATATAAATACTCCTTAAATTAGACGAATTATTTATAAACAATTATTTTTAATTAAAGAAATAAATATATTATATATTCTATCATTTATAATTTTATAATTAATTATATTTGGTAAGAAATCATGTAATTCTGTATATTTTTTAATTAAAATTATGTAATATAATATAAAGCATATAATTTTTTCTAAAAAATATCTAATATAATAACGCGTAATATTTATAACTCCCCATTCATCAACAAAACTGCACATAAATGTTTCTTCTTTTTTTGTTAAAAATATATATGTATCTAAAATACCAGAGAGAATACGATATAAATTAGTTTTTTCATTTTTAATATTCAATATATAAGTAAATTTATCTAGTCCAGATAAATCTAGAAAAAAAATTTTTCTATCTTTCCTCTTTTTAAATAAATATGGGTTAATGCCATCTATATATTTATTTTTATATGCAATATCACCATCTGTTAAATAAGGAACATAACTAGAACGAATTATTGTATTGATAATATCATTAATATTTTTATACTTATATTTTATTTTTTTGATTCCTGTTTCAATATTATTATATTTAATAAATAATATATTATTAACTTTATTACATATTTCATTATTATCATAAGATATTTTATCTGATAAATATTTTTTTAATTGTTTATAATTTTCAAAATTATATTTTTCTTTAAAATTTTGTATTAAAATGTTGTATAATGCATCTACTAAATCTAATTTATCAATTATATATAAAAAACCAATTAAAGAACCAATACTACATCCAGAAATTCTTTTAATCTTTATTAAATTACGTTTTTCCATTTCTTTTAAAAAATAAAGTGCTCCAATAAGATAACTTCCATTAAATGCACCACCATCTAATATTAAATCAATTTCTAGAGGTTTATCAACATTTTTTACTTCATTTGGTAATTGTTCAATTAAAGTATTAATTATTTTAAAAATATCTTCATTTACCATTTAAATTGTTTATTTTAAATAAATAATTATTTTTTTAAAATAGAACGAAAATATATGTTAGAACTTTTAAGCTAAAATGCATTAAAATACATTGATAATTTATTAAAAGTATAAAATACAAATCCAAAAAGAACACTAGTGAATACATAACCATTCAAGTTTAAATTACCATCTGTTGAAAATAGAAAAGAAAAATATGTAAATAAAAATTTCCTGAAAAAAGGTAGTTGAAACAAAAAATAAAGAACTGCTATTAATAAAGGAGTTTGAATTTCATTATACATATCATCTAATGAGTTAGTATTTTGTAGTTGTTTATTATATGTATTTATCATATCTGATGCTTGTTCATAATTTTGAATATAATCAGCATTTGGTCCTTGAGGTGGAGGAGGCACATAATTTGGACGGACTTGTGGGTCATTACTGAGACCAGTTGTTATCATAGGTATATCTCTAGATGGTAATTGTGTCCCGCCATTTGCACTTGCTTGTTGAAGACCATTAACAATTTGATTAATTGTAGATTGGTCTAAAGAAAGCCCTGCTATTTGTGGCACACTAGGCTGTCCAATTTCAGTAGCAGTCAAAGATATGCCATTACTAGCGTTCATGCCATTACTTGCGTTCATACCATTACTAGCGTTCATACCATTAGAGCTCATACCATTACTAATATTTCCTCCACCAACAGGATCGGTAGGTAAATCAAAAATGTTAGTCGATTCACTCATAATTATTATAAAGAATTCATATAATAATTATATGATTTACGCGCAAATATATTACTCAAAATCAACTATTTTAGCATTCTTAGTACATTTAGTTGCAACTGGATTATATTTGACACATTTTCCAGAATCATTTTTGTATATCTTATCCTTGAATTCATCTAAAGATGGAGCATAAAAAATTAAACATTCTTTATCTTTACATATTTTTCTAAAGAGTGAAGCCAATCCAAAACCTAATAAAATAGACATTAAAATTTTTCCTGTTCCCGTATGAACAAATTTTCCAAGATTTACTGGCATTATTATATTATTATAAGAGTTTCTTTTTATAATCAATAATATTATTCTATTAAGCTTGAATAGGAATAACTGAAATTTTACTTTTATCTTTAGGACACTCAACTATCTGTTCTACAAAATGAAAGCAATTATCTGCTTTATCTTTAAATAAAACTTTATCTACATTTTCAGGGGTAGGGTAAACATATATTATTTTTAATTCTGGACCTAAAGCATAAACAAATAAAAGACCAACTGCAAAACTAATTAAAAATGCAGGAAGTGAAATGTAATTTAATAACATTATATATAATTTATATATTTTATTAAATATATAAAATTTAAATAGTCTAAAAAAATCCTCTATCAAACTGGACCAATTTTCCAACAATTTCATTCATTGCATCTTCTAACATATTATAATTTTTAACACCATCTTTTTCATTATACAATGTTAAATAAGTTGTCTTAGTTTGTTGAGGTAAAGTCTCAAATGCTTGATTATATATATTAATTCCAAAATCATATTTTCCATTAGGACCAATTTCAGGTGGTAAAATCAAATTTTTTGGACTAGTAAATTTACATGGTTGACCAGAAGCCCTTGCAGCAACACAATTTGACATAAAATCTTTCATCCATTCGTGGTCAGTAATAAGTGCTGTTCTTAACTTTGTTGGTAATTTAGACCATAATAAATCATATTCTGGTACGTTCCATATAACACCATCAATACCATCACCATATACAGGCTCAACAGATTCTAAAGATTGTGATGCTGATTCAGATTCAGATTCTAAAATAATTTTAGTTTTCTTTATGGCTTTATTAGATTTTGGTTTTACTGATAATCCAATATCAAAAGAAATAACCTTATCATTTGAACTAGAGAATGATAAATTTGAAATACTATATTTATTTTGTATTAAATTACATGTATTTGTATAATCATTATGCCAAATAATAGTTTCATTATATTTTAATTCACGAATATTATGTAATAAAGGCATTAATATACTAGTGTAAATAGTTACTGCATCACGCGCATATTGCACATTATTAGTTTCATTCATTTTAACAATACAATCCTTTATTTTTTCAATCTCTATATATGAATTAGTAATTGCCTCATTCAATTCTTGTTGTTTTTCATCATTATCAACAATTTTATGATAACTCTCTAGATATTGCTCATATAAAGAGGTGATATTTCCTATATATTCTTTAACGTTCTCAAAATGTTCAAGAGCTTCTTCTGTATTTAAAAACCCAAATAATAGTTTATTTTTGTGATCAATTACTTCACTTTTATATGCTTTTATATCATTTTCCATGCTTTTTAAAAGAGTAGGCATTAATTCTACTTTTGATAAATGTATAGTAATATTTAAATTACATGGGTCAGATATAATACCACACACTGAACGTAACTCTCTATATGATTCAGTTGTATCAGTTTCAGCTATGTAAATAGTAGAAAATAAAGTACCTCCGGGTCTTTTACAATTAATACATTTTGGCTTAAGCTTTTTATATTCATCTTTTTTCTCTCTTTTGCTTAGAAAAGTTTTATTTATAATCTTCTTTTTATCTGTCATTATTTGAGTTTCATATTTGTTTTTAAGTTTAAAATATTCATTTAAAGCCTCTTTTACATCAAATAAATTGTCCATTTATATTATGAGTGAATAAATTAATTATCTTTAAATTATACCGACCAAAAATAATAATTAAGTTGTACTTTATTCAATATGATGGTTTAGAATGTATAATATCATATTCATTTTCCCAAGTAGGTAATCCAGTAATCAAATTTTGATGTGCTATACGCTTAGCCTCTTGAAAATTTTTAATTTTTGACAAAATATATTGTTGTTTTTCTTTATTTTTTTGAGCTACTTCAATAGGTGATAATTTACCTTTATATTTATATAACAAAATCAATCCTAAAATTAATAAAAATGCAATAAATAAACCAATATTAAATACCATATTATGAAAATTGTCGCGAGCAATATGACATTGCTTAAGAGTTTGGTGTAAAAAATATTTTACGCCAGGTTCAGTAAGATTTGGTTTAGAAAAGTCATCAAAATTCATATTAATTATTGTTAAAATTATAAATTAATTTATACATATTATCTATATGGCCGAATCATCAACAAATTCATATACAAATATTGTTGCATTTTTATTAACAACATATGTATATTATATATTTAAACCTAGATTAACGTATGATATATTAACAAATGAAAAAGATTATTCTATATATATATCAAGTACTTATACTTTATTAGCAACATATTTATTTGTTGTTATGATAATACAAGTAATTATAAATATGAATGTTATAACTGGAAAATGTGGAGGTAATTCTTTGGATAATATAGGAGTTGCTGGGTTTACAACATTTTTTCCATGGACACTTATTTTTGGTATGACATTGGTAATTTTAACTATATATCCTGGATTTAAAAGCGCATTCTCAGATGTATTAGGTTATTATTGGGTATCTTCTAGTGCAAATAAAATAATTACAGATTTGCTAATATCACAAGATGTTCAACCTAAAATAGATAGTGATAATAATCTTAGTGAAGAAGAAAAGAAAAGAATGCAAGGTGCAGCAGATGCCATTCTTAAAATTTGTGGAAATAACGCTGTTTTGATTAATCAAATTACACCTCATAATTTTGCTGATTTTTGGAAAATGTTAATACCTCTTATGAAGACACAATATAAACCTACAAATGGACAAACACCTGCAGCAGCACAAAAATTACAAAAAGAATTATTTGAATTAGTTGTAACAAGAGATAATGTAGGAGAAGGGTTATGGTATGTTTATACTGGTTTATTAGTTACATCAATTATTCAATTGAATATATCTTCAACAAGTTGCAAATATAATGTTACAACTATGCAAGAAAATGCAGAAAAATATAAAGAACAACAAGAAAAACTTAAAGCAGAAGCAGAGATAGGATCAAACCAAATATACACTCTATAATAAAATTTATATGAAATTAAATAAATATAAATATAAATATAATTTGAATCAAAGATAAATTAAAGTGTTTATTTATTCAAAAATCTAGTAATTTTTTTAATTAAAAACTCATTTTTATAATGTATAAATAAAAAATCATCTGAATCAACTGATATAGGAAAACAAATATAACCTAATTTAAATAAAAATGCAAATGACATCAATGGATTAGTATAATCAAAAGTTCCATTTTGTATTTTTTTATTATTATTTTTAGATGTACACCATAATTCAATAAATATGGTTGGTTTATATTTTATGATTGTTTCTTGTGCACCTTCTAATACTTTTAATTCAGAACCTTCTACATCTATTTTTATAAATGAAATATTTTCCAGACACATATTATCCAATTTATCAATATGTATAATATATTCAGATTTTTCATTAGCTATATTTAAATTATCTATTCGTGTATATCCATAATTTGCTGAAATTGAAAAATCAATTATTCCACTTTCTAATTGTTCTTTTTTATCAGATAAACCTATTGGAAATAATTTTATTTTATCTTGTAAATTATTTTTACAAATATTTAAATTTGTAATACTATAATAAACAGGCTCAAACGCATAAATAAAACAATTTTCTGAAATATAGTTGCTCATTAAAACTGATGTTGTTCCAATATGAGAACCTATATCGACCATGTTTGTATTTTCAATATATGTTTGTTCAATAATATCTTTTACCCAATATTCCCATATTAAATTTTTTTCTTTTGCTATTCTTGTAATAGTAAAATCATTTTTTATAAAATATAATTGAAAACCATTTAATTCATATAATTCTAAAAAATTGTATATAAAATCATTATCCATTTTATAAATATAAATTATAATATTTATATTTAATTATTACGTAATTTTCTTTTTCTTGTTTTTTTATTATTATGTATATTACGTTTTCTTGTATTATTAATACGAAAACGTTTATATACTTTATTCAAATAAGTTTGTGTAAATACTCTTCTTTTTCTTATCATATTTTTTTGTGTATTTTGAATATTCACCTGTATCTTAGGTATATACTTATTTGGTAATTTATTTAAATATTTGACATATTTATCATGATTAGTATCTGGTAAATAAGTAAATATTTTGTCTGTCATATTTAAAAATAATTGTGCATTAGTGCTAACATATTTCATATCCTTGTATTTGCTATATTTTTTACTAATATAACCATCTCTATATGGATGAAAGCGTGGATCAATATTTACATAATTAGTATTCAATATATTTAATAAGTCATCAATATCATTAATTTTATTATGTTTTAATTCATAATCTACAATATCTTTTCGTAAAAATGAAGAAATACCAGAATGACCTTTTAAATGTCCTCCGCTTCCATGTATACTATGATTTGTAAAAACAATAGTAGAATTATCATTTAATTTATTGATAAAAAAATCATTAACATTCTTATCTTTGAATTTCTCTACATGGAAAACATCATGTTTTGTAACAATTAAATTATGACCTTCTGCAATATTGCTACAATTATCATGCTTCAAACATTCATATATTTTTCTCTCAAAATTTCTATCAACCAAAATGTTATAAATAGCATTTCCTTTAATCTTTGATTTATAAAAATCTAATAAGTTAGGATTTTTTTTTATTCTTTGATGTATAGATTTATTATCATCATGTGAAGTAGATAAAGAAGAATTGACTAATCCAACCCCTAATTCATTCATTCCTTCTCTCCAACCAGTAATTAAATCATTTATATAAACAACCTCCATTCCATTAATAATTTCATGAATTATTTCAATTTTGGGATTATAAGTTCTATCTCTATTTTTAATTAAAAATTGTTTTCCATTTATTTTTGTATAAATAATGACACACATTATATATTATACAAATATATATTATACAAATATATAATATTTATTTAATTTTAAATAGATACCATTTTAGATGTAGATTTAAAATACTATTTTGTTATAATAATGTATATAATATATGACTGCTAAATAACATAAAATTCCTAAAACCAGTGATAAAAGCCAAATAGGTAAAATTGTTTTATTCCTATAACCAATGCCAAACTCACGAATACTACCATCCTTATTATAAAAACACGATGGTTTCATTATTTGTATGGCTCCATAAATAATAACAAATAATACAATTGCTATAAGTGTTGGATTTTCTCTAATATAGTTTTTAGTCATCTTATATATTTATATACACAATTTTTTATAATTTTATAATTATAAACAATTGAATATTCTTACAACAAATAATACTCTAAATCTTTCATTTATTTTTAGTATTC